AAAATATACTGCATTTGAAAAATACAGATGATGATATTTATGTAATATGTTCAAAGAACACTAAAAGAAATTATGAGTTAATGATATCTAAAATAGAAGATAAATTAAAAGATAATGGTTTAATTATTAAGAAGTTCTATTACATATCAGAAACATTTTATAACAGAGTATCTGATGAAGTTTCACATAAGAAAGTTAGGCTGTTATTACAACATATAGTTGGTCTTAAAACAGAAGGTGATAAATTCACTGATGAAAAATTGGAACAATATAGTGAGTTGTTCTATTATGATGATGAGGAAAATGCTATAAAGTTGGCAAAAGAATCTAATAGACTATTAACAGTATTAACATCAAGCACTGAAGATAAACTAAAAGAGATAATTAAAGAGGATCTAAAATCTAAAAAACACACTTTATATGTTAACTTAATAACTGGTAATAAGGTCAATAGATTTGTAACTACAAAGGTAGATATTCAATTTGGTAATCTAATAACAGTGTTTGAAAGTTTCAAATGGAGATAATTACTTATCTTTTTCTTTACCTATCATAGCATTCTTAATTAAATCATTAAGCTTTCTATTATCCATTATTTCTCCACCACCTACAGATTCACCTGATGCTTCCTCGGCCGCTATATTTTGAGCTTTAATAACTTCAGGATTTTCAATTTCATTAAGACCTAAATCTTTTCTTAGTCCTTTATAGAACTTTTCAAGTTCAGTTCTTTGTGTAGATGAGAATTTAGAGTTTTCTCTAATTTGACCAATTGTTTGATTGACAACTTCGTGCATTCTAGCAGAGTTATCACCATTATCAACTTGTCTTAGTTGTGATAAAAAGTTCTTTCTAGTCATTTTCGATAAGAAGATTGTTTCAGCATATACTTTGGCATCTTCTCTCATTTTATTTCTAATATAAGGATGTTCTTTTAATTGAGGCACGTCACTTAAATATAAATCAATAAGTGATTCTAATACTTCCATAGACTGTTGGCTAGCAACTGTCATATCTGAATCATAATCGTAGATTTCTATTTCACCCAAATCTGGTAAATCTTCAGGTCTTGCTAAGTGTTTACTTATATCGAATTCGCCACTCTCCGACTGGATTTCATCGAATTCATCTTTGATTCTATTTCTTTCATTCTCTGTTTTTGACATAGAAGGTGGTTTTTTACAATATATATTAAAAAATATCTTTTCCTAAAATATGGCATTTGCTTCACAACAAGAAAGACAAATGGTTTTTACAACCAAATTAGTAGACGAGGCTACTGATAAGATTAACGATGGTATAGTCGTTAAGAGATATCAGAATCCTTGGTTAAAGAGTGAAGTGGGCTTGAGAAGAGCTGGTGTTTCATTTAGAATGACAGCTGATGAACAACAAGAATACGTTAGATGTGCTTTAGATGTTCATTACTTTGTAGAAAAATATTGTAAAGTAAAACGAGAAGATGGTTCTGTTGGTTCTATTAAACTAAGAGATTACCAAAAAGAAATTCTTGATAATTTTGTCAGTAATAGATTTAACATCTTAATGGCATCTCGTCAGGTTGGTAAAACAATCTCATCTGCTATTTTCATGTTGCATAAAATTTTATTTGATAATGATAAGAATATAATGATTGTAGCCAACAAAGGTGATACTGCCGTAGAGATTGTTGATAAGATTAAATCAATCTACTCATTATTACCTTTCTTCTTAAAGCCAGGTATTAAAACTTGGAATCAGAAGTCATTGACATTTGAAAATGGTTGTAGAATTAAAACATCGGCTAGAACAAAGACTCCAGCCATCGGTTTTACCATTGACGTACTTTACTTAGATGAGTTTGCTCACATTCCTTCAAATATTATTGAACCGTACTATACTGCCGCTTTTCCGACAACTGCTGCCGTTCAAAACTCAAAGATTATTATTACTTCTACTCCAAATGGTATGAACTTATTCCACAGGTTATTAACAGATGCTGAAAGACCTGAGGGTGATCCATTAAAGAATAACTACAAACCTATGAGAGTTTACTGGTATCAAGTACCGGGTCGTTTTGTTACTTATATAAGACTTAATTCACATAAGATGTATGAACATGGTGTAACTAAAGAAGAGATATTTGATTTAGTTAATCAAAAGTGGGGTAGTCAGACAAAAGTCTTTATGGAGTATAATATGGACTTACTCAAAGATGTAATTAATGTTTTTAATGACGATAAATGTACAGATGAGGATGTTAAGAAGCTAACCTTTATTGATAAGAATGGTTATGATGTTCCTATTATGGCTATAGCGGAAGTAACAACTTGGAAAGAAGAAGCTATTAAAGATATCGGTGGTGAGGATGCTTTTAACCAAGAGTATGGTTTGAGATTTATTAATGCCTCTAAGTCATTATTGAATGAGGCTATTATTGATGATTTATTAAAGAATAAAAAGAACTATGTTCATGAGCCTATTGTAGAATTTGATAGAAGATTAAAATTTAGTTATAATGATTTAAAATGGGTTGAGGATGATGTTAGTTTCTTACCACTTATGAGAAAAGATTATAAATATGTAATATCTGTCGATATTTCTGAAGGTCTTGGTCAAGATTATTCCATCATAAACATATTTAGAGTATCTGAGAAGCCAAGAGAACTTATTGAGATTCAAAAGAATAGTTATAAATCAGTTGTTGACTTCTTTAGATTGGAACAAGTAGGTATTTATAGAAATAACTACATATCTGTTAAACAGTTGGCTGAATTACTTTATATGATTATATTTGAATATTTGAATCCTGATAATTGTAAGGTAGTTGTCGAGTTAAATAATTATGGTAATACTTTATTCGCTGAGTTACCACACGTCTTTGATGGTAATAATAACTATGGTTCATCTGTATTTGTTAGATATAAACACAGAGCTGATGCCACTGAAGAAAAAATAGGATTAAAAGTTGGTGAGAATAAAAATATGATGGTTAAAGATTATCAAGAGCTGATGCAGAGTAAAGGCTTTGTGATAAACAATGAAGATAATATTAGAGAAATAACAACATTTGTTAAGCATACCACAAATGCTGGTAATACTAGATATGCGGCGGATGTTGGACATGATGATACGGTAATGACTATTGTCAATGCCACTACTGTGTTTGGTAGACATGACTTTACCGAAATGGTTGAAGAGTGGTCTAGTAAGTTTGTTGATAAAGAGTTTATGTCTTATGTTAATGATTCCTTGAAAAATATGGACTATGTTGAGGGAGTTGACTACGGTCAGGTTCTAAAGATAAGAAAACAACAAATGAATAGATTCAAAGCCAATAATAATGGATTTGGTGGTAATGGTAATAATTGGTTTGGTAAATAAAAAAAGACACATTTCTGTGTCTTTTTGATTAGTCATTTGATTCCATTGTGGCGCTTAACCCGGCGCTTCTGAGTTTATCTTTCATAGTTGAAATAGTTTCGATGTCTCCGTATTTTACATCACACTTTCCATTGTAGTGAACAATATGAGCACATTGGTTTGCTTGTTCATTTTCATGTTTACATATCTTCATAAGACAAGTAATAACCCAATCAAAGGTGTTATGATCGTCATTATGTAAAACCAACTTGTATGGTTTAGATAAAATTTCTTCCACTTTTGAGGATGTCTTCTTTTTAGTAATTGTTGCCATAAATTGAATATTATATATTATTTTAGAAAATAGTTTCTTTCTTATTTACTACATCAACTACAGTAACTTGTACTTGATGTTCGTCAGCCCATTCTTCAAATCTAACTAGATGCTCACTTCTATCATCATACATAATAAACTCACTAACTCCTAATTTTTCAATTAGTTGTTCGAATAGTTTAGTTTTGAAGTTATATGTATCACCACCCCAGTTTAAATGTACTTCGTCAAAAGAAATGTTGTGTTTATTTAAAATCATATCAACATACTTTCTCATATTTTCTACTTTTTGAAGTCTACCAGTTGCTAAAATAACATAGTTATCTGGGTCAGCAACAGCCTCTAAGTATTTTTTATAAACCCAAGGGTTTACTGGAATATCAAAAATTTCAGGATTAATACTTTCAGATCTACCCCACCAGCCACCATACGGCCAGTCAGTTCCTGTTTTTTCCTTCCAGATTATTTTACCTTCTTCAGGCTTTGGTGTGTGACATAGTGTGTCATCGAAGTCAAATGAGATTAGTCTTTTATAACTCATGTTATAGTTATTGATTTT